GATGAAACCTTATGGAATCCAGATAAGTTTGGTATGGCATGCATGAATCAAACTCAAAAAATTATTGATGTTGTATCTAAACCTTTATGGAGAAAACATTTAAAAAAATTATTTCAAGATATTCAAGATATCCCAGCACCTGAATCTTCTAAATTAGATGTACAAATCAAGGACTTATTTGAACGATTTGCAACAAGAGCACCGGGTAAAAATATTGGTGATATTAGAAAGTCTAAAGCATTTACAGAAAACGGTGTCACCATGTTCAAGTGGACAGATTTTTGGATCTTCTTAAGTAAGAATGGTTGGGACATTAGAAGAATGAATAGTATTAAAACACAAAAATTTTTTATTGATTTATACGGAGGTAAAGAAAAATCTCCTAAGATTGATAACAAGACAACAAGAGTTATTGAAATTGAAGAACAAAAAATAGCTGAACCGATCGTAAGAGAATCAAAGAAAAAACAATCTGCATTTAGAGTGGTAGCTGGTGGTAAAGAATGAAACGAATAAAAATACCAGGACCGCCTGGCACAGGAAAAACACATAGACTTATACATCATTATTTAGACATTGAACTAAATCAAAATAAAACAAGACATGAAAGAATTTTGTATGTTGGATTTAGTAATGCTGCCGTTGATGAAGCTAGAAAAAGAATTGATAGTTTATATCCTGGAAATAAAATTATTGTATCCACCTTACATGCTCTTGGAAAACAAACGTTAAATTTAGATTCTAATTTATTACTTAAAGGTAAACGTTGGAAAGAATTTGCAGATCGTTTTGGACACAATGATTTAAAATATGATTCAACAGAATCTGAAACTGGATTTTATAATTATGATGACAGTTATTTAAAAGTTATTGAATACGCAAAAAACAAATTAATTGGCCGAGATGATTTAGGTCATGCAGCAGAAGAGTTAGGGAAAATAAATGATCTTAACATCGATCGTTGCAAACAAATTTATCAAGACATTGAAGACTTTAAACGTGATGAAAAAATGTATGAGTTTTCAGATATGATAAAAAAGTTCATTGACGAAGAGTGCACGTTGTCCCTCGATGCAATCTTCTTAGATGAAGCACAGGATCTGAATCCTCTGCAATGGAAAATGTTCTATCAAATCGAACGTGATTGTGAAAGATCTTACATTGCAGGGGACGACGATCAAGCGATCTATTCGTTTCAAGGTGCTTCAGCAAAAGAATTTATTGAACTAGAAGGAGAGACTGACCCGCAAATTCAATCTAACCGTGTTCCTAAACGTATTCACCAAAGAGCTGTATCGATACTCATGAATATAGAGGAGCGATTACCTAAACAATGGAATCCAAGAACAGGTGATGAAGGCGAAGTTATTGAACATATGGAAATCGAAGAAGTTGATTTTACGAAACAAAACTGGATGATTCTTGTTAGACGAAATAAGCAGATGAGTTCTATCGTCGAGCATCTAGAAAACAATGGTTTGTATTTTGAATGTAAGTACGGAAAACTTTTAAATACTGCTTTATTACGAGCGTGGAGAATTTGGGACCGATTGAATCAAGGAGCGAGCGTCGAGGGGCGAGAGGCTCAGCAACTCTATGCAGAATGTTTTAAAGTTAAATATGGCCAGGTTAGACAAGGTTATGCCAATGGTAAAACTTTAGATGGAATAGATGCGGTTACATTAGAAGATTTAAAAGAACATCACGGATTACTCATTGAAGGTGATTGGAAACAACTTAATATGTCAGAGGATCAAAAGAATTATATACAAGAATTATTAGATTCTGGTGAGAATTTACACCAGCGTCCTAGAATAAAGATATCTACACTCCATAAAGTTAAAGGTGAAGAATGTGAAAATGTAATACTTTTCACAGATCTAAGTTGGTTTATTTACAATGAGTGCACCAAAACAAGAGCACTCACTGATACTGAACACCGAGTATGGTTTGTAGGTGTGACTCGTGCAAAGAAAAAATTATATCTCATGAGTCAAGATTCAACCAAAGAACAATACAACATAGGAGAAGATATCATATGACACATAAAAATGACTTCGATAGAGTCTTTCCATCCATGAATCAAATAGGTGGAGAACATTATAAATTAAAAATACAACCTTACCATTTTATCATGGCCAATGACTTGAATTTTTTTCAGGGAAATGTAATTAAGTATGTTGTGCGTTATCAAAAAAAGAATGGCGTACAAGATTTAGAAAAAATTATTCACTATTGTGAATTAGAAATTGAGAGGATGAAAGGTAGAAACAATGTATAAATCAGCTTTATATGACATTGGCTTATTCACTTGTTTATGTATATACGCATATTGGAGTTTAAATGTTTGATGCTATGCAAGTAGAATGGAATACACCAGATGGATTTCCAGATCTATCTAAGTTTAAATATGTAGCGATTGACTTAGAGACAAAAGATCCTGGACTAAAATCAAAAGGATCCGGTGCTGTAAAAGGTGATGGAGAAATTATTGGTGTCGCCATTGCTGTTAATGAGTCAGGTTATAAATGGAAAGGTTACTATCCTATTGCACATTCTGCAGGAAACATTGATAAGAAAATTGTTTTAGATTATCTCAAAGAAATATGTGGTTATGATAATACAAAAATATTTCACAATGCCATGTACGATGTATCTTGGATTAGATCATACGGAATAAAAATTAAAGGCAACATTGTTGATACCATGGTGATGTTATCTTTGATTAATGAGAATAGATTATTTTATTCTTTGAACAGTGCAACCTGGGATTACTTACAAAAAAGAAAAGACGAAACCGTTTTAAATGATGTTGCTGCGGCCCAGGGCATCGATCCTAAATCAGAAATGTATAAACTTCCAGCAATGTATGTTGGACAATATGCAGAAGCAGATGCTGCATTAACATTAGAATTATATTACAAACTTAATGAAGAAATAGATAAACAAAAATTACATAAAGTTTTTAAATTAGAAACCGATTTGTTTCCGTGTTTAGTAGATATGAAATTTAAGGGTGTTCGGGTGGACGTTGAAAAAGCTCATATATTAGAGTCACAGTTAATTTCACAAGAAGAAGCATTATTGCAACAAGTAGAAAAAGAGACAGGAATATACCCTGAAATATGGGCTGCAAGAAGTATTGCAAAGGTATTTGATAAACTTTCTTTAACTTATCCAAGAACTGTGAAATCTGATGCGCCATCGTTTACTAAAACCTTCCTACAAGATCATGAACATCCTGTGGCACAAAGAATAGCAAAGGCTAGAGAAATAAACAAGATGCATACCACCTTCATTCAAAGTATTTTAAAACATGTTCATAAAGGTAGGATTCATGCGGATATTAACCCAATCCGATCGGATACGGGTGGAACGGTAACGGGGCGATTTAGTTATGCTAATCCAAACTTACAACAAATGCCAATTCGAAATCCTGAAATGGGTGCAGCGATTCGCGGATTATTTTTACCTGAACGAGAACACTTATGGGGATCGTTTGATTACTCACAACAAGAACCAAGACTTGTGGTTCACTATGCAGCTGATGATGAAAACATATCTCAACAAGATGCTGTAAAAAATATTGTTGAACAATTTAAAAATGATTCAGTAGACTTTCACCAGGTTGTTGCGGACATGGCCGGTATTGAAAGAAAACAAGCAAAAACCATTAACTTAGGTTTATTTTATGGAATGGGTAAAGGTAAATTACAAAACGAACTAGGTTTAGAAAAACATGAAGCTGAAGAATTATTTGATCAATACCATGCGAATGTACCTTTTGTTAGACAATTGATGAGACAGACGATGAACGCCGCTGAAGAAGATGGTGTGATTCAAACCATTGGTGGAAGACATTGTCGTTTTGATCGTTGGGAGATTAATGAATATACTCCTGGAGTGATGAAGAAACTAGGAACTAAAATAGAGATTGCTGAACTTTTTAGAGAAAGAATCAGAGAACAATTTCCTGAATTTACTGATGAGAATTGGATTAATTTAGAAAAAGATTTAACATCAGATCACCCTAAAAGAATCAAAAGAGCATTAACTTATAAGGCTTTAAATAAGTTGATTCAAGGGTCTGCAGCTGATATGACAAAGCAAGCAATGCTAGATTTATATAATGAAGGCATTGTCCCTCATATCCAGATTCATGATGAATTGGATATTTCCGTCGTTGACGAGAAGCAAGGAGCGAGGGTCAAGGAGATTATGGAAAACGTCAAGCCAGGTGGCACGACAATGAAGGTTCCTAATAAAGTAGATGCCGAGTACGGCGAAACTTGGGGAGACATAAAAGGATGATAGGAGACAAATGGCATACCTTAACGCAAACATTCCACCGATTTACTGCAAAGTTAAAACCGAGTATTTATACGACATGGACATGTCTAAGAAAGGTGAAGAGGATTGTATTGCTTTTGGTATTACGAGCATATCAGGACGCGCGCTCTTGTTTAATATCATGTTACCCAACGGTGCGTGCTATTGGCGTTTGCCTATATCAGCGTTTTTCCAAAAACGTTTTTCTAGAGCCGAAGTGCCGGATATGTCAGTTGACCAGTTGGAATTGTGGAATTGTTTTAGTTATTGGCCTAGTGTTCATTGCTTTGATTGGCTGGCTGGTGTAGACGGAAAATACCGAGGAAAAGATAAAAAATTTTATCCTGGACAGTATCTTTTTACGGTTGACTGGGCGCATCCAGAGACTAATATACTCAACACGGAACATTCTGAAATACCGCAAGAGCACAAATGTGCTCACATAATGGCCTTGGAAAATGGCAATTATGCAGCTCAACCTAACAATAGAATTATTTGGCATATTAACAGTTACACAACTGATAATAGCTGGCCAGACTACAAAGTACAAACAACGTACTGGGATTGTGAAGGTTCAGACTGGGTAACAGAAGATTCTGATAAAATGTTTTACGAAGTGGAGGACAAAAATGGACAGTAAAGATTTTTTAAAAATGATTAAAGAAAAAGTTTCTCA